GGCCAGCCGGTCTATACCAGAAACGACCAGCAATTGTTCGGCCAGTTCGACGAGTGGTTGGCCCGCGTCGCCTGCTACTGCTTCAAGAAGCCGCCGACGGCATTCGTCCAGCAGAACAACCGGGCGACCGCGGAAAGCGCCAAGGAAGAGGCGCTTGAGGACGGCCTGGCCTCGGTGATGATCTGGTGGAAGAGCCTGAAGGATCACGTCGCCCAGAAGGTCTTCGGGTTCGAGGATATCGAGTTCGTCTACGACGACCGTAGCGACATCGATCCCATGGAGATGATCGAGAAGTATCTGCCGGCGATCCAGCAAGGCGGCTTCGGGTGGGATGAGATCAGGGGCAAAATGGGATGGTCGCCCATCGGCTTGCCCCCCATCATCTATGGCATTGGACCTCTCGGTGCGATGCGGGTTTCGGATTTCATCAAGGCTTCGGATCAGGGTCTCGGCATCCCGCAACCGCCGCCGCTTGTAGGACCAGATGGCATGCCGCTGGCGCCGGCCGCAGGTCAGCCGGCCCCAGGCGGCCCCGGCGCTGTACCCGGCCGCACGGGCCCGGCAACACCGGTGGCCTCGCCCGACATGTCCGATCCGCTGTCCGGCGTGCCGGCCGAGCTACTGGCCGCCGTTGGCCTGGGCCCGGCCGGCGAAAAGGGCCGCTCGATCAACGTCACCGCGAAGGATGAGCACACTTCGGACCCTCTACACCGGGCGGTTGCTCATCCGCAGGTGCTGAAAACACTGCGCGCTGCCGAGGCCGCGCATAATGCAAAATTCAGCGGCAAAAAACCGGTAAACGCAAAGGGCATAGCCAGGGGCAAAAAACCCGTTGCGAAAGCAGGTAAAGCACCGGTTAAGACTTCGACTGTAGGCGTTTCTGCCAAGCGGAAAGGTGCGGACGTCCATGCGAATTAGCAGCATTACCGGCGATCCGTACTACAGCGATATCGCGTTCGCCTACACCGTGATCTTCGATGGGGTCGTGCTGGACGATAGTCAGCAGAGTCCCAGGAAATTGCCGGTCATGGCCGACGATGTCACCGGCGAAATGTGGTTCCTGCAGGAGGTTTACAGCCTGACAAGCCCGAGCGGCTTCGCTTTGCTCAAGGGCCGCAATGGCAACAAGGTCATGTTCAAGCGCTTCGGCCACGTGAAGATCATCCCGCCGACGCCAGAGCAGATCCTGCTTTTCCACAAAATGTCCGAAGCGACGGACGGCTCTATCGAAAAGGCCGATGCCTTGCCACAGCAGATGATCGACGTCGTGCGCGCGACCCGCAACATCAGAGGGCTGCTGAATTGACCGCCGCCCTCGCAATCCAGGTCCCGTTCGACAGCCAGCACCCCCGCGGCGCCGGCGGGAGGTTTGCGGCCAAGGGGCGCGATCACGGCAACTATCCCAGCCTGAGCAGCAAGCCGAACACTACGGTGCCGACGCGCACGTTGACCAAGCCGCCGAGCTGGCAGCGCCTGGGAGCCTCCACGCGCGAGCTGCCGCTGTCGGTCGTCGGCGACAGGCGCAAGCAGCACGAGGCCGGGACATTCCTCGTTCACGAGTTCAAGCCGCAGATCCCGGCATCGATGACGGTGCAGGCACACCAGGAGCTCGTGCGACACCTGGCCGGCGCCATCAACACTGAGCGCTACGGCACGATCACCCGGGCTGCCGAGAACGGCTACATCCCGGCCGGGGTTCACCGCGCCAGTGTGCTGAAGGCCTATCAGCATGCCGCGAAGCTGGCGCTGCATGATTTCGGGATCGCCGAATACAGCTTCCGGATGGACGATCACCAGAAGGCCGAGATGACGCCGTTGGTGCCTTTCATCCGCTACGCGCGCCGGCGGCTGAAGAGCGTCATGCTTGGCCAGGAGAAGGGCGCATGGCGGCCGTATCGCGCCGAGTTCGGCCAGCCGTTCAAGGATGGGCGGAAGGATAAGGTCACGGGCGCCATCAGGCTGCGCATGAAGCCGAACGATGTGCTGGTGAAAGTCGCGGGTGGCATCCCGCCGATTCCGAAGCCGGCGGACCCCGGCGTGATCGCTCCGGCCCAGGCCGGCAGCATCGACCGCTTCGCCCGGTACAGGAAAGCCGTGGCCATGAAAGAGGCGATCGGCGAGCACGATCTGCACCCGCTTACTGCCGGACAGCGCATGCAGCGGGTGCTGGCGGCGCGGAGGTTTGCGCAGGACCGGCATAGTCACGTGCGGACGATCCAGCTTGGTCAGCCGGGTTCGATCGCGGGAACTGGTTTGACCCACAAGATCGATATGGCCCGAGGCACGCTCAGGCCCCGTAATGGAGTTTCATAGTGGCCGACGACGTATTCAATATCCCGCGTTTCAGTAGTGACGTTCCTGTGGTTGCCCTGCGAAAAGAGCTTATGGCGGAGCGTGATGCCGCCGTCGCCGCAATGGTGAATGGCAACGCAAAAGCGATTGAGCACGCGCCTGCTCCACAGGGATGACCAAGCCGCTCTCCGCCGCCCAGGTGGAAGAGCGCCGGGCTGCCGCCAGAAAACGCTGGGCACTTGCGGCCGCCGCTGGCGCAGGAACAGCCGCCGGCGCCGGTGTAAATACGTCGCTACGTAACGCCGTCACCACGCAATGGCAGCAGCTGCGCCGCGCCCACCAGGTCGGCGTCGGCCGCGAAGACCTGAGGCACGCGCACAAGCTCGCGCTGATCGGCAAGCGCCAGGCGATGTATGGCCGGGCGATCCGCAGCGGATGGCCTGTTCCAGCCGCTGCCGCCGTCCAGTTCCAGCACATCCGCGAGGCCGTCAAGGACCTGAAAGCCCAGCCCATGTTCCGGGACGAGGTTGGAGAGGCGCCGGCCGATCAGGAAGCCTGGGAAGGAATCACCGACCGCATCTCGGCCAGCAGGCAGAAGCTGCGCGAGCTTGCCACCTACCGGCCGAGCAGCCGGGAGAAGGTTGCCGCCCAGGGCAAGAAGGTGATCTCTGCCCATACCCGTACCGTCAAACCCAAGCTCGAAATCAAGCCGGAATATCTGGCCCAGCGCGCGCAGGATCTGCGTAACCACCAGGCGCTTCTCGATGAGATCGCGGCACACCCTGACTATCAGGGCGAGCGCCTGCCGGATCCGCCCAAGGTGCCAAGGCGTTATCTGCGCAGGGTTGGCGGCGGCGAATTCCAGGTCAAGCAATCCGTGGTGCCGGCGGTCAAGGCGCACACCCGGGTGAAGCCCGGCAATATTCGCCCCAAGGACCTCGCCGACATCAAAAATGATCTTAGCTTCCGGTTGAAGAACCACACATACGTTCGGCAGACGGCCGAGGCCGCCAAGCACGCGGCCAATCTGGCCGCAGAACGACAGGCGTTTCGAGGCCGCGCGCGGATGGCCCTGAAATACCTGCCGCGTGGTCGGGCCCGCCTCGCGTTGTCAGCAGGATTGGGTTTGGCGACCGCGCTTGGCACCTACGTGGTCGCCAAACACGCGGCAGATCGGTTGTCCAAAGCCGACGATGACGACCAGCCAGGCCACCTGCAGGCGGCGGCAGACGATGCCGAGCCGACGTTGGCCAAGAATCTCGCCGAGAACTTCCGGGACCTGAAGGATAACACCACCGCCGATCTGCGAAGCCCTGGCGGCAGCCCGCTGCTGGAGAGCGTCAAAGCCGGATACGATGCGGCCACCAAGCCGCTTGTGGGCGTCATGGAGAGAGCTCTGGGCGCGCCGGTGGATGCCGTGGTGCCAGGCGAGGATGGCGACGACAGGATCGTTACCTTTGCGCTAAAGACACGCGGCCCCAACGCCCAGCGCTACATCGAGGATTACCGGCAGAACCGGATCGTGCAGCTGACCGAGAACCAAGCGGATTCAATTAAGTCGATCCTGGTTGAGTCGGCGAAGGCCGGATCGAGCCCACAGGAGATCGCCAGGCGCGTCCGGCAGAACATCGGGCTTACGGCCTACCAGACGTTCATGGTCGACAATTACCGCGACGAGCTCGAGCGGCTGGATCCGGCGGCGCTGCAGCGGCAGCTCCGAGACAAGCGCTTCGACGGGATTATCGAGAAGGCGACGGCTGACGGCGGGACGTTGACGACCAAGCAGATCGATGCCGCGGTCGACGCCTATCACCGGAAATTCCTGGCTTACCGGGCGATGACGATCGCGCGGACGGAAGGGGTCGGGGCCGCCAACAACGCGCATGTCGCCGGCGTCAGGGCCTTCCTGGAGGCGCATCCGGATTATGACGTCGAGAAGACCTGGATGGCGCGGATGGACAAGCACACGCGCCACGACCACAAAGAGCTGAACGGCGAGACCGTCATGGGTATTGACACGCCGTTCACCACCCGGTCAGGCGAGAAGATCAGGTGGCCGCACGACCCTAATGCTTCCGCTAAGGAAGTGATCAACTGTCGTTGCTTCCCTAGAATGAGATTGGTTCATCGGCAGTCTACTTCGTTTGCGCAGGGCACGATAGCCACGTAGCCGCGCCCGATTTCGAAGGTGCTCCAGGCGTGGTCGCCATCGTGCCCTTTTTCGCGCATGCATATGGTCGAGATGCCGCGTTTGGTTAGCGGTCCGTCAGCCAGGCAATGAACTGGCGCTTTTTGGCATTTGGAGCCGGGCGACCGCATCAATTCCAACCATCCGTTCATCCGTTCGGTGAACCGAGCAAGAGACTCTCGCGTCATTGGCGAGTTGTTGTCGCCATCGAGGCAGTCAGCAGCCCACTTCGATGCATGCGAGGCCATGAATGATGCGTAGCGCGCAAACTCCCGATGCGTGATCGGCCGGTCGTCAGGCATGGGGCCTCGCTTGGTCTGTGGTTTGATCGAATAAAGTATGAGGCGGCTCTTGCGATACCACGCGTACTTTCGTTGGACGCTGCAGGCACCAGTCGATCCCCACCGGAGACTCTACGTCATCCCTTCTTCCACGATACCCTTTGACGTAATATCCCGACCGGGCATCAAAAGACACACGGTCACCAACTACTATCCCATCGGCCCATTTCCCCGCCACAAACCAGAGATGGTCTGTAAGCTGTTCACCGGACCTCGAGTCAATCACGTCCCGAAGTAGGATTGTCCTGATCCGTGGTCCTTTAAACGCGCGCTTCGTTCCGAACCGTTCAACGATTGCGGTGCAGGAAAACCGCTGTCCCTGGCGCTTTTCGAGTTCGACCCTCGTCCCGATCGCCTCAGGCATAGACCTTCCGTTCGATGCTTACGAGCACCCCCTGTTGCCCGGGCGTCAGAAACACGCGGTCACCAAAAGTCAAAACCTTCTCCCGCATGCTGTCGAGGAATTCCTCCTCGAATTTGCTCAGCCTGCCGCAGCTTTCCGCGTCTTGGCAGAGTTCTTTCAGGTTTGCCACGTCATAGAGCGGCGCGTGCTGGCGGCTGTCGCTCATGTAGCACCCGACGCAGGCTTCACCATCGCCTGAACCTGCCGAGATTTCTCAGGCCCAAGCTGCACGCAGAACGCACACAGCGGCGCGTCCCCCACATGGCAGATCGAGACGATCTTCTGCCCGCAGCCGACGCAGGTGAACTCGGCGACGCTGCTTCGGCGCATCACGACGGCATTGCCGCAGTAAGACTTGGCCGCCAGCAGCTTTGCGCCCATGGATCCGTCGTCGATGGGTTTCTCTACGGACAAGGTTCCGCATCCATCAGATTGCGGTTGATCACGGCGATCAGCCGGTCCAGCACGCCATGCGCCGGCCGGCCTGCGTGGCGCTGCTCGGCCGTAGGCGGTTTGCCGAGCATTTCGCCCTCGCAGATCGTGCAGATCCAACCGCGGCTCGGGAACCAGAGTGCCATCGGAAGCGCTCGGCAGTCCGGGCACAGCATGCCTTTGGCGACCACGCAGGCGCCATCGCCGGCCAACGCCGCATCGACCGCTTGGCATTCGCGCAGGCTGCGCAGACGCGAGACTTCGTTCTCGTGTATCCGCGCGATCAGAGTGCTGGCCCAGATGTCCATGTGCCGACCATACCTCACCATTGATGGTGATGCAACGCGGATCGCATTGAGCGGTTGACGGCCGTGTTGATTGGGTCTGAGAAATCGCGGCAGGTAGCAAATCAGCGTGCCAGCAAGATTTTTTGCTAGCACGCTAGCATCCTGGGACGGCGCCCCAGCGAAACCAGAAAGGAGTAGGGGTTTGGTCATGACGGCCATTTCCCTACCCTTCACACTCAGGCTCCAGCCGCTTCGCAAAGCCGCCGGCGGCCTACCCGTGAACCCAACGCCATGGGCGCATCCGGCACTCGGCCTGGGCGCGCGCGTGGCCAGGCCCAGCTTCGCCCATATCGGCAAGCCGACAGGCACCTATCCCAAGCATTTCTTCAAGAGCGGCCACCCAGGCAATATCGCGGTGCTGAACGCGCAGCGCGGCATCCAGCCATCGATGCCACCGTCGGTGCCTGGGAAACCGCCGGGCACCTAGGATGGCGACAGCAACCAAGGCGACCCAGAAGACCTGGCGTGCGGATTGACCGCCTGGGGAGCGTTGGCAATGTCGACAGTACAGATTACGGCACCTGTCGGTCAGGCGCTTTCATTAATTGTTGGCGCGAGCGGTAACCAGTATCAGCCGAGTTCAGCCGGTGTCTATTCGATCCAGTCCAACGATCTGAAATACTTTTTGGACATCGGTTTCTCTGTTGTTAACGCCACCAACCTGAACACACCGCTGACGAGGCTTAAGCGGTTGGCAGGTGTGGCACGCATCAATAACTGTCGCGTCAACGCCGTCATGTCGTCCCCGCCGACGATCAGCCAAAGCCAGTCGGCCCCGGCATACAGCAATGGATATCTGTGGGGGGTACAACCCAAGGTGCGCTCAACTACTACAGCGGCCAGATTGGAACGTATTCCGGGTTCGGGTTCCGAACATTCAATGCAACGACCGTAACGCCAGGCGCAGGCTTTTCTCCAGGCGCTTGGCGGGTTTCCGCGATAGTCGACTCGGCCAAATTCACCTTCAAGATGTTCGATTTTGGCAGCGGAGATAATTATCGCATAATTGTGAATGGCCAGTACGTTAGTACATCTCCGACGGTCATGAGCAGTTCTGGCGTGAACTATCTCACCGTCGATTTTACGTCCGCAGGCGGGCGGGCCGCGAGACTCGTGACGATCGAGTCCTCGGCGCCGGCTGGATTCTACGGCGTTTACGTCGGCCCGACGGAGGGCGTTTATAAGCCAGCCGGCGATATCGTACGCCTACAGGTTGAGGGCGACAGCTTCGCCTCTGGAGCAGGCGCCACGATCACGCAAAACGGCTTTGTCTACGTGCTTGGGGACTGCCTTGGCACACAAGACATATGGTCCGACGGCGTCGGCGGAAGCGGCTATATTGCCAGCGCCGGAAACACTGTGACCACATTCCTACAGCGTGTGCCGGACATCATTGCTGCCAATCCCGACATCCTGGTGGTGTGCGGTGGCATCAACGATTCGGGCTTCACGCCGCAAGCTGTCCAGGCCGCAGTTTACACATACCTCAAAACGCTTCGTGCTCAGGCAGCTTTGGCAAAGACCCCGATTTTTATCACCGGTGCGTGGCCTGGGCCGACCGGCCCGAGCGCCGCGATCCTGGCGACCGAAGCTGCGATCGGGGCAGCCGTGGCATCAATGGGCGACCCTTACATGTTCTTCATCCCCGTCGCGACCGACCCGAACGGCTCTTGGATAAGCGGGGTTGGCTATTCCGGTTCTCCGGCCGGCGCCGGTAATTCAGATGTTTATACGAACGGCGCCAATCTGCCCCACACCAATGATGCTGGACATTTTTTCCTTGGAAGCAGGCTGGCTGACGCAATCATGCGCGACTTGCAGCCCTACTAAAGAAGACAAAGGGCGCCGCAACCAAACCTCGGTAGAGCCTCTGCGGGGCGCCTCGGCGCCGGAAACAGTCTCGACCAGGAGCCACACCGATGACGACCTACCTGTCCATTATGCCGCCGCCCGGTCAGTCGCCGGCATTCTCGGTGGTCGAAGGCATTTCCGGCACCTCGTACAAACCCGATGCCAACGGCATCTACACCGTGGCGACGCCGGATGCCGACTATCTGATCCGTCAGGGCTGGATCCAGCCGCTGACGCTGAACATAATCGGCATGCTGCTCGGCGCGAACATGAACAGCACGGCCGACCAGCTGATCCCGCTCTATGTACCTGCCACCACGCTCTACCGGGTCAACAAGGTGACCGTGACCAACGCCTCTGTCTCTCTAACCACGGCCGTCGGCGGTCTCTACACAGGTGCCGGCAAGACTGGCTCGGCGTTGGTGGCAAACTCGCAAGTGTATTCGGCGCTGACCACGGGCCTAAAGGCGGTGGATCTGACGTTGGCGCTCAACCAGCGCGACGTCGCGGGCACGCTGCTGTATCTGTCACTGACAACCGCACAGGGTGCCGCGGCCACGGCCGACGTTTACGTGTATGGCGACAGGCTTGCGCAGTAACGCCGAAGACGCTTAAGCCTCCTGCACGCTCGTCGGGGGGCTTCAAACCGCCGTGCCTGGAACAAGATCCAGGCACGGCGAATTGCTTTTCGCGGGGTAGCTCAGTTCGGTAGAGCACAGGACTCATAATCCTGGGGCCGAGGGTTCAAATCCTTCTCCCGCAACCAAATCAACGTAACGCGGGGCTGCGTGAGTGGCCAACGACCAGCCTTCCAAGCTGAGGAACAGGGTTCGATTCCCTGGCCCCGCTCCAAATCGCACCCGGTGGACCTCGCAACCAACCCAATCGCCTAGTCCGTGCGCACACTTCACGCCCGGGGCCTTTGATCTATGGACGCAGCACTCGTCGACATCCTGGCGGAGAAAGGCCAGGAAATCACCGGCCAGTATGTGCTGGCTGACCTCGAGGCGCTCGGCAAATGCACCGATGATAGCGTCGTCATGGAGACGCTGCAGAAATGGGCGGCCGGCGACGACAGCCTGCGCAAGCGCATGGCCGGCACGATCATCGCCCAGGCGCAGCGCACCGTCGGCAGCCAGACCCATGCTGCCATCCAGAAACTGAAGTCCAAGAAGCCGCTTGAGTCGACGGATCCAGCTACCATGGCGGCCGCTGCCAAACTCGGCATGCCGGCGAAACCGACCGACGAGCGCCAGGCCATGCAGGCCGAGATGGACGCGCACACGCACCGCATGGCGCGCGTAGCCCAGAAGGCGGCGCTACACGGCGCGTCCCTGGGCGCCAAAATGGCGGTGGAGAAGATGAACGCCGAGAAGGGAGCGATCAGGGCGGCCGGCGGTTTGGCGAAGGGTGTTGGGCCCGGTTTCTTGAGCGCTGCGGGTCGCGTGATCACGCATTCGGACGGCACCTTCACACGCCTCAACAGGCACTCGTTCGATAATGCGCCGAAGGCTCCGTGGCTTGGCCGCGCGGCTGGGCCAAAGGGCGCTCGCATACAGCATGCACCGGCGCCTAAAATTCAGGCCGAGGCAACGCCGCACGATCGCTTGAGCCCGCCCGCAACCAAGCCGGCAGTCGCCAAGCCCGCTTCCAGATGGGGCAGGAAAGCCAAGTTTGGCGTGGCCGCAGCCGGCGCCGGTGCGGTGGGGCTGCATCAGTATCGACGCAGCCAGGACGGCAAGTTCTCCGGCTCCGGTGCAGCCATGACCAAAGCTGCGCCCGACGGCGCGCATGTCGGTCTGACACCGCACATGACGATGACGCCAGACTTCCACGGCGGCTCGGAAACCGGCGGTAAGACCAGCCGTGCCAGCAACGTCCAGGACACCCGCGACAAGCGCCAGGCGCACGCCACCGGCTATCGCGGCACCATGAACCCCACGCCGCCGATCGTGCGCGGCAATACGCCGGCGCCCGGCATGGTCGACGACATGGAGCACGGCACGATCCATGGGTCGGCAGAGCCCGCGGGCGGCACGAAAATGGGAACTGCGGCCAGCTTGGCGGGGGTTAAGCGCAGCGCGCTGGTGATGGCGATCGGCGCCATGCGCAGGAAGGCCACGGCGAACCCGATTGCAAAGATGGCGACCAAGCCGATCAGCCCGTCCAGTGAGCCGATCCCGCGCCAAGTGCGCATGACGCCGGTGGCGGCGAAGGTCCACGAGATGTCCAAGCCGCCGCGCTTTGCCAGAATGCCAAGCCAAAAGTCCGAGCTGGTCAAGAACGGCGAGAGGGACGGGCTGTGACCGCCATTACCGGCCCGTCCTACGGTGGCGCCGAAAAGCTGAATTTCGTGATGCCGCTGCTGAAGATCGATGCAGCGAACCAGCTGATCTATGCCAGAGCCGCCCAGGAAATCCCGGACAAATCCGGCGAGATCATGGATTACGCGTCTGCGGTCAAAGACATCCAGCGCTGGTCGTCGGAGTACGAAAGCCGCACGAACGGCCTGTCCAAAGGCAACGTGCGGGTCATGCACCAGAAGAATGCTTGCGGCGTCGTAAAGGATATTCTTTACAACGATGACGACAAAGCGATCGACGTGTGCATGAAGATCGTCGATCCGCTAGAGTTTGCCAAGGCAGAGGCCGGCGTCTACACCGGCGTGTCGGTCGGGGGCGGCTACCTCCGCAAATGGACCGACAGTTCGGGCGCGAAACGCTACACGCCGTTCACCCGCGAATTCAGCCTCGTCGACGACCCCTGCATCCCGACGGCCACCTTCGCCGAGCTGGTGAAGCTGAACGGCGAAACCGAGCAGCTGCGCCTGGTCGGCCGCGCCCACAGCTTCAACGAGCTCTGGAAAATCGCCGATGCTCCGGACGAAACCCCCACCTTCGACCGGCTGTGGGCAGCGCGGGCCAAAACCTTCGATGAACTCTGGGGTGCTTAATTGGGCCAGAAACCGAATTTCACGGCCGAGATCATCTCCGATCTCCGCGGCCGCGTCATCGCCCACAATGCGCTGGCCGAGCCGGACAGGCAGACCAAGCTGCAGGAGTTGAAGAAGCGGTATATCGCGGCCTACTCAGGTCCCGATCCTCACGGCCACGCCCTCCAGAAAATCGACGGCTTTCTCGACGGCCTGTCCAAAGGCTTCGATCCGGGCAAGCACCCGCGCAGCAAGGGCGGAAAGTTCGCCGGCAAGAATGCGCCTGCGCGCGCACCAATCCCGGTCAAGGTCGAGCTGCCTTCCTCCGCTGCCGAGCACCAGGAGCTTCAGGCGGAGAACCCGGCGTATCACGCGATTACCAGCGACGTTATTCCCGACACCAGGCACGAGGCCGAGGGGGCCGCGCTGAAGACCGGTATATCCATCGCGCTGGGCACCGCGGCGATCCTCAGCGCCTATCGCAGCGGTCCTCGCGGGTTGCTGGCCAGGGCGCTCGCCAATGCCACCGGTAAGCCGACGCGCTGGGCGGTGGGAGCAGGCGCCGGCGCAGCGCTATATGGCGGCGAGGCCGCCGGCAACAAGGCTGCACAAATCGCCGGCCGGATCATCGGCAAGAAGATCGCCGATACCGATTTCCATACCGCAAAGGCAGCGACACGCGCTGTGGCCGATGCCGCCGAATGGGCTGGCCGCAAGCCGGGCCAACTGGCGGGACTTGCAGTGCCGCTGGCGATCCGCGGCGGCGTCAAGCTCGCGCAGGCGCCGATTGCCAGATTGCCAGCAAACGCCACCAGGCTGCAGCGTGGGCTGCATCGCGCTCAGTTGGCGGCGGCAAAAGGCGGCGTGCTCGCGGGAGCCTCGCTGGCCGCGGGCGGCGCCATCGATCATGCCTGGACCAATAGCGGCATCGCCGACCCCGAGAGCATCGGCAAAACCTACGACCACTTCTCCTATCGCACGATCGAGAAGCTGGCGGGTGATCGGGCCTTCGACGGCGAATACGACCGGCAGCTGGCCGAGCTGCGCAAGATCTACGGCGATGATGAAGGTACGCTCGGCCGCATTCTGGACACCGATGCGTTGCGCAAGAATTTCCCGGTCTCGGCGGTGTTCGCAGGTGCCAAGCGCGCCATCAATATCGGGGCCGCGGCGCTTGCCGGTGGCGCCGTGGGCGCCGGTGTCGGCGCAGGCGTGCATCACGTGTTCCGGGCACGACCTGGCCAAAGCCACGGCTTTGATCCCTATCGTGATTCAAAAGGCCGGTTTGCAAGCGGGCCGGGCGCTTCAAGTGCGATCGGCGCGGTCGTCGCCGGCACCGCGGCCGCCTTGGGTGTCTACGCGGCCCTGCGCGGCCACAACACGGCGATCCTCCGCAAGGTCATTGCCGGGCGGCTCGCGCATTCCCGCCGCATCATCGACAAGATTAATTCCGACGAGGGCCACGGCCCGGTCGCAAAAATGATCAGCGGCAAGCTGCAGACGATCGCGCAGCGTGTGCAGAACGACAAGAAACTGTCGGATCAGCTCGAGGAGATCGACCGGTATGGCGCCAGCCACAGTGCTCACTACAAGGAGGCCATCCGCACCGAGGTGAACCAGCGCCTGGCCGAACTGCTGGTCGACAAGGAGGAGTTTGCGGTTCCGGCCAAATACGCCGGGGGGTATGGCGTCACCAGGCTGACCAAGGTGCGCGACGCCATTGGCGCCATGAAGCCAGGCGAATTCAAGGCCGCGATTTCCAAGCTGACGCCCAAGGAACAGGAGCAGGCGCTTCAGCTGTTTAACGGCCGCCAGGGCTGGATCGACGATGTAGACGCGCAGCTCGCCGGGCACCATGCCGCCATCGACAAGGCCGCCGCAGATGTCGAGCGCGCCAGGACAGAGCGTGTGGCGGCCGCGACCGCCACGCGTGACGCCAGGGCGACGCAGGGCATGGTGGGCGAGAAGACCGATGAGCAGAAAGCCGCCGATCTCGCCGCCGTCGGCGACGCGGAGGCGAAGGAGATCGCGGCATCCACCATCGAGCGTGAGGCGATCGCCAAGCACACCAGGCTGAAGGGCGGCGCCAAGATCATGTCGCCGCTCGAACCGGGGCGCCGGATCAAGCCGTTCGATACGGAAAAGGCAAAGTCCGATCTGCGCACCGCAGCTGAGAAGAAGCATGCGGCTGCGGTCGACCGCGAGATCGATCACGCGCGATCGGCGCAACTGCAATCGCATGTGGCCCACCATGACCGCCTTCTGCTGGCGCGCGCTGGCCTGTATCGCGGCGCGATCGGGCCGGGCGCTGAAGATGTGCTTGGTCCGCTGAAATCCGCGGTCGGCCTGACCCAGAAAACCGCCGAGAAATCGGCAACACCGGCCCTGCGCGACGCCCTGCACAACGGTTCGTCGGCCATGGCCTCGTTCCATGAGGCTGAGGCAAAACACGCGGCCGCTCTTGCGGATCACGCGGCTTCGATGACAGAGCTGAAAAACGCGAAGATCGCTGCCGTCGGCAAGACGCCGAAAGGCCTCACCGAGGTCCAGGCGCAGCAGCTTCGCGACGATCACGCCAATATCGAAGACCGCGTCAGGCAGCATGCCGCCACCGTCGCCGATCGGGCGCGCGAACTGGCGACAGCCCGAAGCCGCATGCACGACGCGGCCGTGCACATCGAGGAGACAGCGGCCGGTGCGGGCGTTCGCTCCGCCGATGGGTCACGTTTTCCGCTGGCGATGCGCGCGCACCTAGCGGCTGGCTTCCGGCAAATCAGCGCCGGGCCAGCGGCAGCCGCCACGCAGTTCCTGTCGAACACAACGGCAAAGAATTTTCGCAATTATGCGAAGAAAACCGGGCAGAGTGCCAAGGCCTTTGGCACCCGCATGGGCGCCGGGTTCAAAGGCACGACGGCAGCGGCATTCATGCGCGACGACGACGTGCACGGGCGCGTCATCGATCCGATCAAGACGTTTCGCACGCTGAGCCTGGTTGGAGGCGCCGTGGGCGGTATCGCCGGCGCGGTCGAGGGCGCCGCCAAGCTCAAGGATTATATCGGCGATCTGGCATCGAAAGATCGCCGCGCCACTGCGCGTAACCCTATCAACCTGAAATTCGAGGATCATCCGGATCCGTTCGGCGGTGGTGGATGGCACGCCATCACCGTGCCGGATCCCGCACGCAAGGATGAACGCCTGGTGCTCTGGGGCGAGCGCACCACAAGCGCCACGTCGCGGCCGGAGCCGATCGCGGCTGGCGCGCGGCTGTCGAGCGTGAAGCAGAAGATCAGCGATCTCGGCAACCGGCCGGCCTTCGGCGACCAGCAGCAGGCTGCCTCGGTGAAGCCGATCAACCTGCCGCACATCTCCGACGAGGACCGGGCGGCAACGGGCAAGGTGATCGGCGAGCTCTACAATGCCAAGCGCATGCAGGCGATCCAGGCGCCCCCGAGCGCCGGGCAGATCATGCTGCGCCACCAGGACGAGCAGAAGGGGCAGGCCGAGGCCGGCAAGGTCATGGAGGCCATCCGCAAGGTCCATACCGGCCATCCCACCGGCAAAATCTATTTCGATGCGCTGTCGGCGGCAACCAACAGCCGCGAGGGCCGCGTGCTCCAGGCGCATCAGGTCTACGGGCTGCTCACCGGCTACAAGAAGGGCGGCGATCCGGTCGGCAAAGGCATCTTCGCCAAGAACGAGGGTTTTGCGTCACGCGACGCCGGCGATGTCGCCAAGGCGCTGACCGGCGAGGTCGGCCGCAGCGAGGTCAGCCCGCGCGATGACCAGCAGAAGGCAGCCTTGACCCGTGCGGTCGCCATCGTGGCACACGTCAAGGGCCTGAGCGCCGAGCAGACCAAGCCGATCTACGACAAGATCGGCGGCAGCAAATCGGAAGCGCCGGCCGCGGTGATCGGCCAGACGGATCTAGGCCGCAGCCGCCAGAAAAGCCGCATGGACGACGACGTCACCCAGGGCGGCCGTAGCTGGGACAAGGCCGCGTTGACGAACCTCGCACACAAGGCAGCCGTTCGCATCAGCTCGATGCTCGATATGCATGATGAAAACATTGCCTTGCAGGTACGCTCGAACGCGCTCGGTATCGAGATGCTCGCCCGCCAGGTCAATGCCGTGCATGGTCTCAGCATGAACGAGTCCGTGGAGGCGGTCCAGAACGCCATACGCAGCCTCGCCAAAGGCCAGGGTGACGTGCAGCGCACGATCATCCGCGACGGCCTGCGTGACCGGGATGCCGAAGCCTTCAGCAACGAGCTCGACCGCCAGGCGCAGGAGATCATCGACCGGCGCATGGCGAAGCTTGCCGGCGCCGACGATTTCGAGATCCTGGAAAAGGGGTGGGCCGGGGTTGCGTCCGAGGCGCGGGATCGGCTCGGGGAGTGGACGTCCGGCGGCGCTGCCTCGGCGGCGCGCACCGGAGAAGACGAGGACGCCAAACTCAGCACTGGACAGGTCGCGCTCAAGGAAACTGCTGATGGTGTGGTGGATGCCGCTGCCCGGGCCAGCTCCAAGCCTGCACCCACCAGCCGTGTCAAAGCACCGACCCCCTGGTATGCACCGTCGCGACTGGCGCCAGAAATCGGCACATTCGTCGCCGGTGACGCACTCGGGCTGGCCGCCAAAGATCTGCTCGGGCCGGAGGGAAAGCTCGGCGCATTGGCGTTCGAACGCTTGGGCGGGTCGAAATTGGCTGGTTCAATAGCCAGAAAGGCCATCAAGGGCACGGCCATCGCCGGTGCCGGGACCGCAGGCAGCATCGCAGGAGGTATTTCTGGTGGCGCTCTGGTCCGGGGAAAAGCCAACATTCCTGAGGACTCTGCACCCAAACAGCTCGCCAGCTTCGGCGGCAACGTCGTCGGCGGCATCGCGGGTAATTACGCGCAAAAAGCTATTGTAAAGGCCGGTGCGGGGGCGGCCGCAGACCTAGCCGGCAAGTATCTGGGCGAAGGCGCCGGCGCTTTCGTCGGCAGCGCCGCCGGCCCTGTAGGCACCGTGCTCGGCGGCGCTCTGGGCTCTCTGATCTTCGGGCACGTCGCCGAAGGCGCTTACGACAAGGTCGCGCCGATCGTGAGCCGCTATTTCGGCGGCTACGACCAGAAACACGCGGCGTCGGTGATGGCGCGCTACACGGCGCCGAAGCCGCAGCAGGCGGCATGAGCGGCACATTTACCCAGCCGTCGTCGCCCACATCCGGCCTGCAAAACTACAAGATCGAAGGCAGCGTCAAGAACCTCTATTACGTTCCACGGTTCAATCCGGTCCTCAAGGCCCTGAAATCTAGACGGCGCAACCAAGCCGCCGCGTTTTCCCGGACCAAGTCACTCAGGAAGGGCCTGCCACCTATGTTCGAAACGCTCGAGAAGATGGCGTCGACGCTGACGAGCAGTGTCGAGACCATCATCGCCGCAGGCGGCGACCAGCAGGCCCTGGCGGAAACCCAGGCGCAATTCGCGCGCGCCGTGCAAGGTTTTGTCGATGGCGAGCTCGCCAAGGTTGCGCCCGACGATCTCGAGCCGATGTTCAAGGGCCTTGGCACGGTCAGCCGCACTGCCAGCATTGTCAGCCAGATGGCAAGCTCGGTGCAGAACGCCAAGGACGGCAAGGAATGGAGCGGCTCCGACAAGGTCAGCGATCCGGCTTCGGAACAGGTTTGCGACATGCTGGACGCGGCATTGCACTGCGCCGAGCTTGCGCTCCGCTTCGCCGTCAACGAGCATGTCGAAATCGCCGAGCCCGACGAGCTGGACAGCCCCATGGACGGCATGGCTTACATGAAGCTGGCTGATCCCACGGATCCCGACAATCGCGAGCTCGATCAGCTGATCAAATCGGCGCTGCCGTCCGACCTGCTGGCCTTCGCCACGGACCCGGCGGAACTCGCCATGGGCATGACCACCTTCGGCGCCGAAATCCTGGCCAAGACCGGGATACCGGAAAACATTCTCGAAAAGCTGTTTTCGGACGAAGGCCTTGAACTGCTGGAAAAGGCGGCCCCGTTCGATCCGAACGCGGATCCCAACGCAATGGGCGCCGGCGATCCCAATGCCGACCCTAACGCCGACCCGAGCCTCGACGGTGACGATGGCAGCGGCGATGGCGACGATCCCGTCGATGTGCTCGGCCGCATCCTCGCCGCCGGCATGATTCAGCTCGATCTGATCCGCCAGATCATGGAGGGCGGCGACCCAGGCGCGGCGGATCCGGGTTCGGCCGATCCCGCCGATCCGAACATCGGCGACGCAACCAACGATCCTGCGGGCGCGGCCAATGTCGGCGCACCCGATCCGGCCGACCCGAACGCAACCGCCGGTGGAGCGCCGCCGGCGCCCGCTAAAAAGAAAAATCCGTTCGCCAAGCTGGCGCCTGGTGGGGCTCTCGCCAAGCTCGCGGGTTCAGCCGAGATCGCAGTCGATCCCGCAACCCTTTCCATTCTGGAAAAAGTTGCCACGAGCAGTGAGGCTTCCGACGCGCGTGTCGCCAGCCTCGCCAGCGCCGTCGACAAACTGACGGGGGTTGTCGGCACCATGGCGTCCCAGCTTCAGCCGCCGAAAGGTCCGATCGGGCAAGCCCACCTCGGAACCCTCGAGAAATCAGCCGACGGACATGGGCAAGCGCCCAACGACCTCGATCTCGATCAGGAAGCCAACCGACTGGCCAAACTGGCGCCGGAAGATCGCGCATTGGCGCTGACGAAGCTGGCTCATCGCTCCGGCGGCGCGCTCGTCTGATCAAATTTTGTTGGCCGTGCAACCAAGCCAACAGCTTGGTTCGGTCAACCCGGCGCGGGCGATGCCCGCAGGACGCTCCCTGACCCAGGCCTGAGCAGCCTGACCATGGCTCATCACTGCCGTCGAGCCGCGGCCATACTGCTTACGAAGGCGTTTCCGTCATGGAACTCAATCCCGGTTCGGATACCGCGGCGTCCATCGCCGCAATCCGCGCGATGCTGGCGCAAGCCGGCGGCACCCTCGAAAAAGCGACCGGCACGTTCACCCAGCCCGGCACCGCTACGACTGGCCTTCAGACCTACAATCTGGAACCGGCGGCCAAGAACCTGTACCCGGTCTATTCGCCGATCCGCAATCGCACCTCGCGTGTGAAAGCCACCGGTGGCTTGCAAGCCAACTGGAAGGCCGTGATCAACCCGGATGCCGGGTTGCAGTCGATCGGCGTTTCCGAGGGTAATCGCGGCGCCCTGATCCAGGTCCAGACGGCCGATTACTTCGCGGCATTCAAGACCATCGGCCTCGAATCCAGCGTCACCAAGGAAGCCGAGCTGTCGGCCGAGGGTTTCGATGATCTGAAAGCCCGCGCGGTCAACACACTGCTCCAGGACCTGATGATGGGCGAAGAGCGCCTCATCCTCGGTGGCAACACCAGCGTGCCACTTGGCCAGACCCCGCAGCCGACCCTGGTGGCGTCGACCACCGGTGGCACCATCGCGGCATCCACTCTGGTCAGCGTGATCTGCGTGGCGCTGACGATGGACGGCCTGCGCACCGCCAGTGTCACCGGCGGCGTCCAAGGCTTGGTCACCCGGACCAATACCGATGGCTCGACCGATCAGTACGGCGGCGGCGCGGCCATGGCTTCGGTCAATGCCACTGTCACGACCGGCGGAAGCACCGCAACCAATCTGGTGACGGCGACCGCGGCGGCCGTTCAGGGTGCGGTCGCCTACGCCTGGTATGTCGGTTCGGTCGTCGGTCAGGAGCGCTGCTACGCGATCACGAACTACTCGGCGGTACAGATCACTGCGTTCCCGACCAACACCAATCCGATGGTGCCGACATCGGTTCTGACCGCCGACAACAGCGCCTGCTCGCTGTATTTCGACGGCCTGATCACGATGAACGCGAAGACCCAGAACTACAATGGGATCAACGCCAAATGGATCGTGCCGACCGGAACGCCCTCGGGCGGTGTCGGCGTCACCCTGACCTCCGATGGCCTGGGCGGCATCATCGAATTCGATCAGATGCTGCAGTGGTTCTGGGACGTGTTGCGCATGAGCCCGGACCGGATCATCATGAACAGCCAGCAGGCTCTGGACATCCGCAAGAAGATTCTTGGATCGACGAGCGCCCAGACCAGCCGCTTCCAGTTCGTGATCAACCAGGGCCAGATCGTGGGCGGCGGCATTCCGAAGGGCTACATGAACCCCTTCGCGAACGGCACCGGACCGGCGGAACTGGCTTTGGAAATCCACCCGTATCTGCCGAACGGGACGATCCTGTTCCTTGCCGACAAGCTGCCATACCCGATGAACAATGTGCCGGAATTGATGCGCATACTGGGCCGGCAGGACTACTACCAGTACGAGTGGCCGATGCGCTCGCGCAAATACGAGTATGGCGTCTACAGTGACGAAGTGCTGCAGCACTACTTCCCTGTCAGTATTGGCGTGATCTCCAATATCGCGCCTTTCTAGGTCTGGTTAGCAGATGATGCAGGCGGCGGGTTCTCGTGGATCCGCCGCCTTTGTCTTTTCGGGGGCGGCGATGGCAGTGCACGGCACGGCGTATTTCGGGAAGTATCTGGCGCGCTACCCGGAGTATTATGGAGACCGGTGGCTGCACTGGTGCCCGGCGTGCAAGACGCTCCACGAGATCGCGGTTGACACGCCGTTTTCGAACGGGGCGCGCTGGAGCTTCAACGGCGACCTGGACGCGCCCAGTTTCACCCCCAGCGTCAATCTGTCGATCGGGCCGTTCGAGGATCAGCACAGCGTCCGGTGCCATTATTTCATCACCGCCGGCAAGATCAGCTTTTGCGGCGATTGCACGCATGGATTGGCCGGCCAGACGGTGGACCTGCCAGAGCTCGACAATGATGGGCCGCGTGCGATGGTGACAGTGCGGCCGAAAGATACTTCGGTGGACGGGATCGAGCTGGCCCGGATTAGCGGCTAGCGGCCCGCGGCACTGGTGACGATCAGGCCGAGGGATGCGTCGCTGGCATCCCGTTAGCGATTTGTGACGTAAAGGCTCTCGAAGACTGTTCCGGCGGCGTTCGACAGCAGCTCGCGCGGGTTGTTCTGACACTCGAGATGAACGCGGTCGATAATACCGAGCGCATCGACGCTGACGCCAACGGACCTGCCCGCCATGGCGCCGGCGCCATTGAAAAAGCCCAGTATGTACTCCTCTCCCTGCTGCGAGAGAGGGCGCGAATTAAGCCAGTCGGAACAGGCGACCGCGCCCAAGCCGAAGACAATGATCGTGGCACGAGAGCCTGGAAAAGCATCGGGCGCCGACTGCGCCACGGCCTGGCCAGACATGAGCCAAACTGCGGCAAAAACGATACGGGCGATCATCGGCCAACTCCTCCATCCGCTTTTTGCGGCAACCAAGCCCCTATACCGACCGGGGACATCGTTCAAGCGAAGGTCCTGTCCCCATGACGATTCTCAAGGCGCCCGCCAATGTCAGCTCGATCGCGACCAGCACGGGTCACGAATTCACCGTCGTGGACGGCTTCATCGACACCGGCACCGCGCCTCAAAAGGCCATCGACCAGCTGCTGACGATCGGCAAATGCACGATGGCGACGGACGAGGACATCGGCGCCGCCGATGCGAAGACCATTCAAGAGCCGATGCTCAATCAAATCAAGAACAATAAAGCGGCCCTCATCACCAGGCTCAAGGAGATGGGCGAGGCCGTCGACGGCCGCAGCTCGCTCGCCGCACTTGCCAACCAATACGAAAACGTCACCGCGCGCCAGAAGCAAAGAGAAGCGGTCGCCCAGGCGAAAGCCGCAGACGATGAAGCCAAGGCTAAGGCCGAAGCCGAAGCGCAGGCCAAGGCCGCCGCCGCAGAAGCTGCCAAGACCGCCGCGGCATCGACGACCCCAGTGCCGCCGCCGGCGGCTCCGGTAACTCCAGTGACGCCACCCGTCGAAGCCGCCAAAACCGCATAGGCAGTCGACGTGTCCGAATCGCCGCTCGGCAATCTGCTCAACCTGAACGATGTCCAGGGCTGGTTGGCGCTCGACGGCACCGAAAACACGTACTGGATATCGGCCGCGGTCGATGCCGCCAGCGACGCGGTGCTGGACTGGCTGCAATGGGATCCGCGTTCCCAGACCGTGACCGATCTCTATGACGGAACCGGCGGCAACAGCCTGCCCGTCCTCGGCTACCCGATCACGGCGGTCTCGGCCATCAGCTATCTCTACCCGGGCTGCGCGCCGCAGGCGGACCCCATGACATCGATCAGCTGGTCGCCCAAAGACCCCATGATCTACAATGGGTGCGGATTTCCTTACGGCACCGATAACGTCCAGGTGACCTTCACGCGCGGCTTTGCCACGCTCCCGAATTCGATCCTGCAGGGCGTCCGCTACACCATCAAATCGATGATCGACGGCTCCGGCGTCGATTTCAACGCCACGGGCGAGAGCTATCCTGGCGTCATAGCACAGACCTGGCAGCCTGGCGGACCCGCCACGGTTCCGGTCGCGGCGCAGACGCTGATGCGCCGTTTTCAGCGCAAGTTCATCAGCTGATGGTCGGCCGCCCTATCGCGCGGCTGGTCGCCGATGTCTACAGGCGCCGCTTTCCGCTGATCACTTTGCGGACGATGTCGGACCAGACCGGGCCGAACCGCGCGCCCAACCCCCCGATCATGGTCAACCCGGTGCTGCACGCCGCACTCGCGCCCGGGGCCACCACCATGGCCATCGATTGCACGATCGCGGCCGGCTCGATCAACGTCGGCGATATCATCGAGTTCCCGCCGCGGCGCTTTACGGTCCAGGCTCCCGTCACGAGCCGGGCCGTCGGAACCACACCGCCAGGCTTCGATAACATCGCGTTTTTTCCGCCCGTCATTGATGCCGTCGCCGCCGGCACCGCGGTCACCATGATCTATGCCGGTGACCACCCGATCAGGGCCAATGTCACGCCCTACAAGGATTATCTCGTCGACGGCAGCATCATCCAGGCCGAGGACGTCATGGTGATGATTCCGGCCTACGACCTCAGCATCCCGGGGCCAATGGCGCGGCCCGACGTCAAGACCCAGCGGCTGGTGATCAATGGACCGACCGATGTCCGCAAGATCCTTTCGGTCGATCCGGTCATGGGAAGCCAGGGCGAAATCGTCGAATACAAGATCCAGGCCCGCTGATGCCGTTCGACGGCGGCGATTTCTTCGGGCGCGAACCCGAACCGCAGCCTGAGCTCTTTCGGTTCGCCGAGGCCTGGCTATGGGCGCTGCTTTTCGCTGAAATCTGCTGCGTTCTGCTCATCGCCATGTTCCGGGCAGCAGCCCGATGAGTGGCACCGGCGGCGTAGATGCGGCATCGATCGACCCGTTCAACGTGTCGGTAAAAAAATGGATCGCACTGGCGGGATCGCGGGCGGACGAAGCATTCCTGGCGACCTGTCTCGATGCCGTCGACAGGGTCAAGCAGCTGACGCCGGTGAAGACCGGCTATTTGCGGGCCAACTGGACCGCCGTACGAGAGGGCGATCAGATGCCTGTCGCAGGATCCGAGACGCCGGCGGAAACAGCGCTCGCCGGCCTCAAATGGGGCGAGACCGTCTACATCGTGAACCCCGTGGTCTACGCGAGGCGCATCGAATACGGCTTCGTCGGCGAGGACAGCGCCGGCCGGCACTACAACCAGGCAGGGCGCGGCATGCTGCAACAGACCGTCCAGGAACTCCCACAGATAGCCGAGCAGGCGGTGCTGCGGATCATCTCCGGAGGACCCGCGGATACAGGCGGCGCCCAATGAGCGGATCGGTCGCCGAGCAGGACTTCGTGAGCGCGTTCGACCTGGCGCTGAACGCCATTACGGGCCTCGGCACGATCACAGTCGAAGGCGATCCGTTCGAGCCGTCAGAGGGTGTGCCCTATCTGTATGGGCGCATGGTGAGCCTCGTGCGCACTCCGATTGGTTATGGCGCAAACGCGGTGGTCCAATACAGCGGAACCTATCAGGTGAACTGCAACTGCCCGATGGAGCAGGGCCGCGCCTATGCCGGGAACATGGCACGCGCCATAACCGCAGCGCTCAACCGCGGTTCGGTCGTGACAACGACAAATGGCGTGACCGTCAGCATCATAAATTCATCGGCCGCGCCCGCGATCGATAATGCCGACTGGATAACTGTCCCGGTCTCCATCTCCTGGTTCTGCTCGGTGCCCTGAGGCTCGATAGCAGGCGCAACCAAGCGATGCGCACCAGTCGGCCGGACACAACTGACCGGCGGCCAAAGCAATGTCTCTTTACGCGACTGGCGTAAATAAAACCGTGGCGATCGCCACGGAGACCACGTTCGGTATCGCCAGTACAGGCACCGGCCAATATCTGCGCCGCATCAGCTGCCAGTTGAATGTGGCTGCACCCCTGATCCCCAGCCAGGAGATCCTGAGGTCCCAGCAGGTGGTCGATGCGCGGCAGGGACCGCGGCAGGTCAATGGCACGCTGAGCGGTCAGCTCAGCCCGACATCCTACTACATGCTGTTCGACGCCATGCTGCGCGGCAGTTTTGCGGCCGGCGGCCAAACAGGGACGCTTGCGGACCTGACGGCCACGCAGACCGACGGTGGCATGGAAGTGCAGATTCAAAGTCCGAGTTCGAATTTTATCAGTGATGGATTCAACATCGGAGATGTTGTCAAATTTACGACTTTGACCGGAACTTACGCGGCGGACAACGGCGTAAATCTCCCGATCATCGGGTTGTCGGCAACGAAGATCGTGGCGCCCACTCAGCCCGGTTTTGTCAATTTTCCAGCCGTCCAGACGGGCAAGATCGTCACGAAAGGCTATGTGCTTCAGGCACCGTTGACGGGCCAGGTGGTTCCGAGTTTCTCGATCGAGGAATACGAGTCGGATATCGGCGTTTCGCGTCTGTCGCTCGGTTGCGAAGTCAGTCAGATGCAGATCCAGATGCCGGCACGCGGCTTCTGCACGTTTTCCGCGACGATCCTGGGTCAGAACCAGGTCGTTTCCAACGCCCAGGTCTATACGACGCCGACGGCGGCCACCACGACGACCAGCCTGACCATGAATGGCGGACTGGTGTTCTACAACAACGGCACGCCTCTCGGCTATATCACGAGCGCCACCTTGAGCATTTCGAGCACCGTACAGGCCGATCCAGTCATCGGCAGCCAGCTGGTTCCGGCAATCTTCATGGGCACCCTCAGCGTGACCGGAAGCTTTACGGCGCTGGACACGCCAGACACCATGACGACGGATTTCCTCAGCGAAAACGAGGTGTCGCTGCAGTTCTTTCTGACGACCAACCCGACGACGTCGGCAGATTTCATCAGCATCGTGCTACCTCGAGTGAAGCTCTCGGCCGCGAACTACACCGATAGCGACAGGGCGATCAGCCGCAGCTTTAGCTTCCAGGCGCTGCAGAACACCGACATGGTCAATGCACGGGCGACCACGATCGCAATTCAGGACAGCCTGCAGACCAGCCCATAGGCTTTTGACGGCGCAACCAGCGGGATC